ACATAGACGATAAGACCAAATACGAATTTGTTAAATTTAAAGATGGAAAAGAGGTGTTTGCAATGGTAAGAGAATCTAACGGTGATCTTGAACTTCATTTCCCTATGAATATTAACCTAGCTCCAGCAATGACTGGTGGAGTACTAGTAAATTTAGGTCCATACATACCTTTTACTAAAGAGAATAGTATTCTTATAGATAAAACATCAGTACTTTTTAGAACTAGTATTAGTAAAAAATTCATAGATTTTTATGATGAAGCATGTACAGCTTGGCTAAATATAAGAGATAATGATAAAATTGATATTAAATCAAGTAGACAAGTATTCGAAGAATCAAAAAATCTAATGGATGAATTTATGAGAAGAAAGTTTGATAAGAGAGATATGAATTTTCGGGACGAATTAGATGAAGTGTTAGATGAATTTGAAGAACAAAAGTACCTAGAAACAGGTAAAGATGAAGGACCAGGACCAGATGATACGATACATTAATAGTATATATTCTTCTTTTCCAACATTACATATTTATTTTAACATCAGAATGCTGATCGGTCAAGGAAAAAATGAAAAAAAAGGCAAATTAATTTAAAACCTTGACAAATCAGCGAATGCAAGTATAATAACTATATGGCTAGAGAAAAAAGACAAACTAAAGCATCAGTTCATTATGTGAACAACAAAGAATTTACTGCAGCGATTATTAAACATAATCATGCCTGTAGAGACGCTCTTGCGAATGATGAAGAAAAACCAAGAGTTTCAGAATACATTGGAGAGTGTATCTATAAGATAGCCACTAGACTTTCAACGAAACCTAATTTCATTAACTATTCTTATAGAGATGAAATGATATGTGATGGAATTGAAAATTGTTTACAGTATATCAATAACTTTAATGAAGAAAAATCAACAAATGCATTTGCCTATGTAACTCAAATCATATACTTTGCATTTTTAAGAAGAATACATAAAGAGAAAAAACAGGCTGCAATCAAACAGAAAAGTATAGAAAATGCAGGATATTTGTTTGATACATTTGATACAATGGATGGTCAGGCTGCAGAACCAGGTATGAGTAATCAGTATATTGATTTTTTACAAGAAAATATGAATCCAATCAATTATACACCACGCGGAAGTAAAAAGAAGTCTAAAGATTAGATGTTATAAATAAATCGGTGTGTTACATGGGTAATACACTTAATTATTATAGAGTTATGAAAGAAACATTATTAGATCAAAGAAAAAAGAGAATCGGACCAAATGATTTTAAACGAAGTAGGCGTGCGAAAAGAGATACAGATAGAGTATCATTATTACTTTTAGGAGCAGCTATACTTTTTGTATTAAGTTCAACTTTATCTGCAGAAAGAGACAGATATGGTTTTGATGAATTAAACAGTATTGAACCAATAACTAGTCCTAGAGCAGAATCTTGGAAAAGAAAATGTGTAAGATATTTTCAATTTAAAGAACCAAGAATAGTTGTTTATAAAGACATGGCACCCACAGTATGGTGTATGGTTGAATCACAGAAAATTTTACGAGGCCAAATCCCGTTTGATTATAGAAAAGATACAAAATAAACATTAAATATATATTATGAAAATAGCGTTGCTAAATGACACGCATTGTGGTGTTAGAAATAACAATCAAATGTTTGCGGAATATCAAGGAAGATTTTATTCAGAAATCTTTTTTCCTTACATAGATAAACACAACATCAAAACAATAATACATCTTGGTGATTATTTCGATCGCAGGAGAGATGTAAATTTTTATTCGCTTCATAAAAATTATGAACATTTTGTTAAACCTATGCTTGATAGAAACTTAACAATGGATTTAATTGTAGGAAACCATGATATCTACTTTAAATCAACAAACGAATTAAACAGTCCAGATTACTTACTTGATTTTGAGAACATTAATGTATATAAGGATCCAATAATCAAATACTATGATACATTAGCTATATGTTTAGTTCCTTGGATCAATTCAGAGAATTATGAAGATGTTGAAGAATTTTTAGATGTATGTGCAGCAGATATTGTTATGTGTCATGGTGAGATAAACGGTGCAATGATGCAACCAGGCCATTTTCAAGGTGGTGGAACACCACTCAATATGTTTAAGAGATTTGAACAAGTCTATTCAGGCCATTATCATCATAAATCAGAATTAGGAAACATTAGATTTTTAGGCTCACAAATGGAATTTACATGGAATGATTTTGGTGATCCAAAACATTTTCATATATTAGATACGGAAACGCGAGAAATAGAAGCAATAGAAAATCCTTTAAAGATGTTTCATAAAATATTTTATGATGATACAAAAGAAACTCTTATGACAATTAAGAAGAAAGAGTTTAGTCATTTAAAAGATGCATTTGTTAAAGTAATAGTAACAAATAAAAACGAACCCTACTGGTTTGATGTGTTTGTTGAAGAAATTATTAAAGCTGGCCCTGCTGATTTAAAAGTTGTAGAAGATCATAGTAATTTAGATGTACTAAATGAAGATGATTTTACAGAAGAAGCAGAAGATACATTAACAATTTTAACAAAACATATTGACAGTTTAAATATAGATGGAGATAAGAAAAAACTTGATGAATTAATGAGATCATTATATACAGAAAGTTTAGATATATTAGTATGATAAAGATAATACAATTAGCAACAGGTGAACAATTAATTAGTGAAGTAGATGAAGTGGGATATGAATTAACAAATCCTTTATTCATTCATGTTGTTCCAAATGAAAAAGGTGGTGAAGTAAGCTTACACCCTTACGATATGATAATAGATGGAAACATTACAGTTAATCCAGATCAGATAATTTGGACAGGAGCTCCTGAACAAAAATTACTTAATCAATATCAAGAAGTATTCAGTTCAATAATTACACCACCAACAAATAAAGTAACCCCAATCAAGTGAGTAGTACAATGAAAATGAAATCAAATCATCATGGTTTAGTATATAATGGTTCTTATGAATGTGAAGGACATAATGTGTCTTTTATTATATTAACTGGAGACAGAGTTAAAATTCTTGAAGTTAATACAGCACAAGGAAACACAACTTCAACAGAACGCACAGAATCTTTAGATGATGCAATAGAAATACAGGATAGATTAATACAATTAGGTTATGATAAAGTTTCATAAGGTAAGATATAAGAATTTTTTATCTACTGGCGATACTTTTACAGAGATAATTCTAGATAAAAAACCCACAACACTTATTATAGGAGCTAATGGTTCTGGTAAATCAACAGTACTTGATGCTTTGACATTTGGATTATTTGGAAGAGCTTTCAGAAAAGTCAACAAAACTGCTTTAATTAATTCAATCAATAAGAAACAAACAGTAGTTGAAGTGGAGTTTTCTATCGGAAGAAATCAATATAAAGTTATGCGAGGCATTAAACCTAATAAGTTTGAAATATATCTTAATGGAAATCTAATCCATCAAGATGCTAATGTAAGAGATTATCAAGCTATATTAGAACAACAGATACTTAAACTTAATTATAAATCATTTACTCAAGTAGTAGTATTAGGTAGTTCTTCATTTACTCCTTTCATGCAATTAGTTACTATTGATAGAAGAAGGATTATTGAAGATATACTTGATATACAAATTTTTTCAGTAATGAATGATATTCTTAAACAAAGATATACAAGTTTAAGACATGAATTAAATGAAATTAAAACTAATTTAAGGATTGGCGAAGGTAAGATTAAGAGTCAAGAAGAAACTATGAAGCGATTAGAAGAAAATCGTGATGAACAGATAACAAAGTTAAAGAATGATATAGAAAAATCTGATGAACAAGAAGCTATATATGAAGGTAGTATTGATATTTTAACTAGAGGAATCGAAAAACAAAATAATCTTAAAGATGATGAAGATGATGTTAGAAAAAAACTTCAACAAACATTAACTGATGAAAGACAATTTGAAGTTGATAGGAAAAAGTTTATTAAAGAATTAAAGTTCTATGAAAACAATGATGAATGTCCTACTTGTAAACAAGATATAGAGTCAGAACATAAAGAGCATATATGTACAGATACTAGTAAAAATCTTGAAGAAATAGATAAAAAATTGTCAGAAAGAGGCAATCAGATACAAGAAATCAACGCAAGATTAAAAGAAATTTGGGATATAAACCAAGAAATAGCTAGAATACAATCAGAGATTCAAAAAGAACAAAGTCATGTTATAGCTGGTCAAAAATATAGAGAAAAGTTAAACAAACAATTATCTGAATTAGAAGCTCAAGAACATACTAAAGATGATAAAGAAAAACTTGAAAGATATAACAAGGCTTATAAACAATTAGAAAATATGGAAGAAGTATTAGTTGATAAAAGACATTATTTTGATTTAGCAGAAATACTTTTAAGAGATAGTGGAATAAAAACTAAAATTATTCGTCAATATTTACCGATTATGAATAAATTAATTAATAAATATTTAGCGAGTATGGAATTTTTTGTTCAGTTCGAACTTGATGAAGAATTTAGTGAACAGATTAAATCAAGATACAGAGATCAATTTACTTATTCATCTTTTAGTGAAGGTGAGAAAATGAGAATTGATTTGGCATTACTCTTTACATGGAGAGCAATAGCAAAGTTGAAGAATTCAGTAAATACAAATCTTTTAATATTAGATGAAGTGTTTGACAGCTCTCTTGATGAAGGTGGAACTGATGAATTCCTTAAGATACTAAATACTTTAGGAAATGATACTAACACCTTTATCATAAGTCATAAAGGCGACAGCATGAATGAGAAGTTTAGAAATGTAATTGAGTTTGAAAAAGCACAAAATTTTTCAAGAGTGGTGTGAAATGAGAGAGAAGAAAAGTGAAAACTTTCTGGATACAAATGTGGGAGTTTGCGTGTGAGAATCCAGTTATAGCGGCAATGTTGTTTATAGTTGGATATATGATTGGATTAGTAATAATATAAAATTATGATAATTAAAGAAGTGAAAAAGTTACGAGAAAAAGTAACCGAAGTTTGGTCATTCGAAAACCCCAAAAAAGATAGTAAGGAGTTCGGGAAAGAGCTCGTAGAGGCTATGTGGAAAAATTCCGGGTTAGGCCTTTCAGCAAATCAATTAGGATATAATTATAGAGTATTTGTTATGAGAGGGGATACAAAAGAATCAAGTCAAATTTGTTTTAATCCTGTTATAAAAACTTTTTCAGATAATATGAATACAATGGAAGAAGGTTGCTTATCATTACCTGATGTTTATGCTAAAGTTGTTAGACCAGCAGAAGTAGCTATATCTTATTATAATCAATTTGGTAGAGAAGAAGGACAATTAGCTACAGGATTAACAGCTAGAGTATTTCAACATGAATTGGACCATTTAGATGGAATACTATTTACAGATAGAATCGGAGAACTATCTAGAAGATTAGCTTTTGAAAAAGCTAGAAAAATCCAGAAGGCAAGAAGGCGTGGAAAAGATTGGTATGTGAATAAACATTCCAAGATGGCATTATGAAATTACATTATGAATTAGTAAAATCTAATAATTCACTTTTATCAGATACAATAAAATTATATAAAGATATTATTCCTGGTATTTTATGTACAGAATTAATAGAGTTTTTTGAAAATAGCATAACTTTTAGAATAGATGATCATAGAAAGCAATCAACTGAATTGCAATTGATGGGTGATTCTAGATCAGAAGCAGAACAATATAGAACTTTACTCTTTGATTATTTACACCCTTTAGGTGAAAGATATGAAAAAGATATGTATAAGTTATGTCATAAAGATTATAAACCACAAGATATACCACTATCTACGGCATTTAAGACGGGTTTTAGATCATTACAGATACAGAAATACTCTAGTAATGATAAAGGGTACCCTGCTGTTCATATAGAATCTGGTCCAGAGCATGTTCAAAAATACCTTGCAGTGATAGTATATTTAAATACAATTTTTGATAGTGGTGAAACAGTATTTCCTATGGCAGGTACAGCTATAGAACCTGAAGATGGAGCAGTAGCAGTATTTCCAACAGGAATTCCTTATTATCATTGTGGAAATCCTTCTAAATCAGACAAATATATCTTAACTACTTGGTTTGAGTTTATGAAATAAAGTTGAAACCGCAGGTACACTTTTGTTATACTATGTACATAATGAAAAAACGCGAGATTTCAATTCAAAATTCAAATAAAGATATTCTAGCCAAATTAATGGCAACAGAGAATATTACCGTTTTACATAAAAAAGTCCCCACAGCATATTTTGATGTTAAAAGTAGAACATTAGTTTGTCCTATGCTAAAACATGATATGTCTAATGAAATGTATGACTTATTCATGGGACACGAAGTTGGACATGCATTAAAAACTCCAATGGAAGGATGGCACGATGCAGTATGTGAATTAGGTCCAATTTTCAAAGGATATTTAAATGTAATAGAAGATGTTAGAATTGAAAAAGAAATCAAAGCGAAATATCCTGGTTTAAGAAGGTCTTTTTATCAAGGATATAAAGAATTAAATGAAGATAATTTCTTTGGTCTTGATAAAGTAGACATTAACGATTTAAATTTAATAGACAAAATAAACATTCATTATAAAGTCGGTTCTTTTGCAAGAGTTGAATTTACTGATGAAGAAAAAGTCTATATTAAAAGATGTGATAATTTAAAGACTTTTGATGAAGTTATGACATTAGCAAAAGAACTTTTTGATAAACAAAAAGCAGAATCAAAAGACAAATTATCATCAATGACTCAAGATCAACTTAAAGACTTGATGGAAGATTTAGGAATTGAGGCAGAAGAAAATCCAGAAGGAAATACAGAAATTGAAGTTCCTAGTGAAGAAGGAGAAGAAGAACAAAAAGAAGGCTCTTCTACTGGAACAGGAGAAAATGAAGAAAAAGAAGATAACGAAAAAGATGGAAAATCTGATTCTGACGATGGAAAAGGTGAGAGCAATAAACAGTCAGAACCAAAAGATGGTGGCAAAAAAGGTGGTAAATCTCCAGAAGAACAAATAGAAGATGAATTAAATAAATCTAAAACTGATGAAGAATTTAGAGAAAATGAAGGTGACTTACATGCTGATAGTTACAGGGATAGAGACCCAGAATATTATGAATTATCTAAAAAAATTAAATACAATAATTACATTGTTCCTTGGAAAGAAATTGATGAAGTAATTGGAGATTCAGATTTAGATAGAACAAATATTCACAAATACACTAAAGACTTTATTGACCAAAATAAAAAAATTATTAATTATATGGTCAAAGAATTTGAAATGAAAAAAGCAGCTGCTGATTACAGAAGAAGCCAGTCAGCTAAAACAGGTGAAATTAACATGGATAGACTTCATCTTTATCAATTAAAAGATGATATTTTCAATAGAATACAAGTAGTTCCAGATGGAAAAAATCATGGAGTTGTAATGATACTTGATTGGTCTGGATCCATGAGTGGGTCAGTAAAACCAACAATAGAACAAGCAGCATTACTTTCAATGTTTGCAAGAAGATTACAAATACCTTTCAGACTGTTTGCTTTTTCAGATAGCTACAGAAATAAAGAAGATGATTTATTTCATAGAGAATATTATGAAAAAAGAATTAAAGTTGAAGGTAAAAAAAGAGAAGCTTTAGAAAATGAATATTGGAATAGAGAGTATGAAAAAACTTTTGGTGTAAATCCTTTTAAAGATGATGATGAAAATAAATGGTCTTTAGGAAGTTTAAAACTTCTTGAAATCTTTAATGAAAAAATGAGTAATTCAGACTTTGTAAGAAGTATGGAAAATTGGTTTGAATTAGGATTTCACATGGATTATTATTCTTATTACGGTAATGATAGACATTCATTAAATTTTGATAGAAATTGGAGATATCCAGGAAAATTAAACTTGAGTGGAACTCCATTAGATCATTCAATAGTTTGTATGAGAGATTATTTACAAGATTTTAAAAAAGATTATGGATTAGATATTACAACTTTCATAACATTAACAGATGGTCAAAGCCATGGTTGTATAAGAGGAACTCATTTAGTTGATAGAAGATACAATAAAGTTCATAAACTAGACGGCTATCGTGGCGCTACAAGAGGTCTTTTAAGATGGTTAAGAGAAACAGCACAAGTTAGAACAATAGGGTTCTTCTTAACAAAATCAAATGGTAGAAGATTTTTCTATGATGTTGAAGCGTTTTCAGGAGTTGAATGTGACGGTTGGACAGATGAAGGAGCTGAGAAGAAAAAAGAATTTAATAAATTAGCAACAACTTTTGAAGATGAAGATGGTAATTATGATTTATCAATTATCATCAATCAAAAGAAATTAGAACTTAACTATGATGAAGATGAACTTCAAGTAGAAGTTGGAGCTAATAAAGGAGCACTAAAGAGAGCTTTAGTGAAAGCAGGAAATAACAAAATGCATCAAAGAGTGATACTTAATAAGTTCGTTCAACAAATGGCAGTATGAAGAAAAACTTGAAACCGCAGGTACACTTTTGTTATACTATGTACATAATGAAAAAACGCGAGAAAAAAATATGATAAAAATTACGGCACAACATGAGAAATTTATAGATGCAGCAGCTACGGTTTATCCAGGTCAGTCTGAATTTTCAACTTCTCAAATAAGAAATGTAACAGCTGAAACAGGTTGTCCATTTCCATCTTGGCTTTGTAAGCCAGATTATAGAGTAGGTCATGGTACTTATTCACTTGAACTAGCGGGAGTCGCTGTTCAAAACAATGTAGTTGATTTACCAGTCAATGCCCCAAATGTGGGTTCGGTAAATGTTCTAATGAATGATGTAACAGTTATTCCACAAGCAGTTAAAGAATATGTCCCATTCGGACATTTTACAGATTTAAAATCAATCTTGACATCAAGATTGTTCTTCCCAGTTTTTATAACAGGTCTATCAGGAAATGGTAAAACCATGATGGTAGAACAAGTCTGTGCGAGACTCAAAAGAGAATGTTACAGAGTTAATGTTACTATTGAAACTGATGAAGATGATTTAATAGGATCCAACACTTTAGTTGATGGAAACATAGTTTTCAGAGAAGGTCCAGTTCTCAAAGCAATGAGAAAAGGAGCTGTTCTTTTAATTGACGAAATTGATTTAGCGTCAAACAAAATTATGTGTCTCCAATCAATTCTTGAAGGTAGTGGATATCTTAACAAAAAAACTGGTGAGTATATCTCTCCAGAAAAAGGATTTACAATAGTCGCAACAGCGAATACAAAAGGTAAAGGTTCAGATGATGGAAGATTTATCGGGACTAATGTTTTAAATGAAGCTTTCTTGGAAAGGTTCTCAATTACAATGGAGCAAGAGTATCCATCAAACGCAATTGAGAAAAAAATTCTTACTAAAGAATTTGAAAGATTAGAAATTGAAGCTCCAGAAGGTTATGTAGTTAATCTTGTGAATTGGGCAGATGTTATCAGAAAATCTTTCTTTGAAGGAGCCATTGATGAATTGATCTCAACAAGAAGGTTAGTTCACATATCACAAGCTTTCTCAATGTTCAAAGACAAAATGAAAGCAATTGAAATGTGTGTTTCAAGATTTGATACTGAAACTAAAGCAACATTTTTAGACCTTTACACTAAAGTTGATGCGGAAGCAATTGAAATTCCAGATGATGTTCCAGCACCAACTGATGAAGATGAAATAGAGTTTAAAGAATTCGCCGATCCGGATAATACAGAGGAGGCGTTTTAAGAGAATTACCTCGCGTTTCCCTACTCAAATCAGTTCTTGAAATGGGTAGGGAAATTTTCTAAAAGAAAGGGGGTATTTAAAAACAATAAATAATAATTATGACACAATATACAGATAAAGTAGAACGACAAAGATTAAAACAAGCAGCTGAGGAATGGGGTAAAGGATTTAAATATATTCATGCAAATAATGGAGTTATTGAAACGAAATATAATAATGGAGATATTAGATATGAAACCAGACAAAAAAATGGTAAATATAAAACTCATTGGCATAGAGAAAAAATATCTAAAGAATCATTAATAAGAGATTGGGGAAGAGCCCTAGCAGACATGGTTAGAACATGAAATTTTTAAAAACATATCAAACAACAATTATTAGTATAGTATGCCTTACAGGCATTCTTTCAGCAGAGAGTACTGCAGTTATAGGTGCATTAAGTTGTGTACTTGTTTACTTCATCTTTAAAAAGATAATAGGATTTTAAATGGAAGTATTCGCACAAGCAAAAGACAATAAAGGTTTATTCCATTATTTGATGGCAGACACAGAAGAAGAAATTTATGATTATTGTGATAATTATAGGACAGTACCAAAAGATGGTCAAATGGATTTATTTGATAGAGAAGGATTATCAATAGAAAATTGGTCCTTTAATGTTACGCCAGCAATGGCACAAAGTCATTTTACTTGGGTTGGTACAAAAAGAAGAAACCCATACATAATTTCAAAGCCTTTTGATTATACAAAAAGCAAAACAATAGTGAGGGATACATTTTAATGGAATTTTTATATAACTTATTTTGGTTCCCGTTAAACACATTATACTTTGCAGTTAATGTAGGCCTATGGGCTTTAATGGGATATATTGCTTATGAAGCAATAAGACAACTTAAATATTTTAAACAACAATAGGGGGTTAATTACCTCGGGCGAGGGACAGGAGCTCGACATACAAAAAGCTCACTTTATTTATACTTTTTATGTATAGACAGAAGCTCCATCCCGCCAGATTTATTAAGATTATGATATGATATTATATTTAGAAAAACAATTAGAAGATGCCTATAACATTTATAGAATGCATCAAGTGAAAAAAGACATGAGTTTTTTGAAGCTAGACGATTTTAGACTAGTATTCGAAGAAATTATGGAAGTAGTATATAATGAACCAGAAACAGAGAGAAGCACTTAAAGAAGCATTAGTTACAGTAGGCACAGGGTTTATTATAAATTGGCCTATTAGTATTATTTTTTTATATCTCTTTATTGATTTATTAGAATTAAATATTCTTACTACATCAATTTTTATGACATTTGGATTTACAGTAGTTGCTGTAATAAGAGTCTATTTAATTAGAATGTGGTTCTCTCAAGATGATTAAAAAAACAGAAATGGTTTGGACAACCGATTATACAAATGTATTAATCGCAGATATAAGTATAGTTGTTTTTTTGATTTTACTATCATGGCTCTGGCGTGAACAAAGATTAGGTATTTTTGTGGGGGCTATGATTTATGGTGGCTTCACAGCCTTGTGGCATTTTCTACCCGAAGTATTGAGTTATTAATATGAAAGCAGATAAACATTTCGGCCCTGCAAAGTGTTGGAAGTGTGGAATTTATATTGAAGAAGATGTTGAATATATGTTAGTGTTAGATATGATAGGCAGACCTTCATTCGATAGTGAACAGTTTA